TCGAACTCGCCGCGGAACTTGGCGCCCGCCAGGATCAGCGTCAGGTCGTTGAACGTCTTCGCGGCCGTGACGGTCTGCACGCCGCCGAGCTGCATGTCGCCGCTGCCGCCGCCCGTGGCCACCGGATTCCAGACCGCGGCACCCGTGGCGTTCGACTCGCACCAGAACAGCGTGTTGGCCGACGTGTTGCCCCAGATCGAGCCAGGCCCGTAGCCTTTCGAGATGTCATCCGTGACCGCGGGGTTGACCGTCGCAGTCCAGTTGTTCAGGTAAGAGCTGTCGCCGTAGACGTGGTAGGTGGCGCCGTCATAGCACCACGACATCCACAGCTCACCGCCGGCCGGGATCGGGCACGAGGCGCGCGCGTTCTGCGTGGCCAGCGAGAACGAACTTGGGAACGTGAGGATGCGCGGGTTCGTGTCGGTGTTCTTCACCCGCATCGTGAACCAAGTGTTCGGCGCGGCCGGAGTGGCACTGAACGAGAACGTCGTGTCGGCGGCGATCGACGCGATGCCAAGACCCTTGGTCACGTTGATCGTGCCCGCGTTCGCGGTGATCGTGATCGTGTAGGACGTCGTGACGTTCGCACCGTCCGAGGTCGTGATGCCGCTGAAGGTCGCGCTCGTGATCGTGGGCGACGTAGCAAAGACGTTGACGCCGGTACCGGTCTTGTCTTGCAGCGCAGCCAGCAGGTTGGCGCTGTTGAACGTGCCCAGCAACGTCGCCACGCCCGAGCCGAAGCCTGTGATGCCGGTCGTCAGCGGCAGGCTCGTGGCGTTCGTCAGGTTCAGTGCCGTCGGCGTGCCGAGGTTCGCCGTCACGAGGGTTGGCGAGACGGCGAACACCAGCGAACCGGAGCCCGTCTCGTCGCTGATCGTGTTCTTCAGTTGCAGCGACGTCGTCGCGGCGAACTGGCTCAGCGGGTTGGTCGTGAGCGCGTCGCCGCCACCGCCGAGTGACGGAAGTTGCGTGAGCGGCACCTTGCCGGTCGCATCGAGCTGCGCGACACCGTTGGCCGTGCCCAGCATCGCGAGCGGCACGAACGTCAGGATCGCCGCGTACAGCTCCGTGAACATGGCGTTGATCGCCGTGCGGATCGTGCCGTACGACTGCCCGTTTTGCAGATTTTGCTGTGCCATGGTGTCAGTCCGCCCAGATGAGAGAATCGTTCCAGATCAGCGCGTCATTCCAGACGCCCGTCACACCGGAGTTGGAAACGAGCACACCGGGTGGGGTATAAGTTAGGCCCGTCGGCAGCACGCTGAGCGCGTGACCAGCATCGCCTTGAAGCACGAGGTAGCTGGCGCTCGTGGCGCCAGGAATCGGCACGCCGTCGCTCGTCCACTGCCATCCCGAAACGGTCCAGCCTGGCGAAAGAGTGGCTACCAGCGTGTTGCCCGAACTCGGGATACCGACGATCGTGATCGGCACGCTCGCCGCGAGCTGGAACTGGCCGGCCGGGTTGATGAAGTAGCGCTTCGTGTTGTCCAGCGTGTCAACGAACTCGAACCGCTCCGGGTTGTGGATGTAATCCACGGCCGGCGGTTGCGCGAGTTCAGCCGTCGTCAGGCCGACGACCTGAAGCGCGATGATCCCGCGATTGTCGTTGAGGTTCACGCTCACTCCTTCACTTGTCCCAGTCGTACGGGCGCGTCACGAGGTGGAATTCGCCGTCCGGGCCGATGCGATACCGGCTGGTCGCGTCGCCGATCTTGTAAAAGTCGAACCGCTCGGGATTCGTCTTCCAGTCGGTGTGCGGACCCAGCTCGAGTTCGTCCTCGGTCAGGCCGATCGTGATGGTGTTGGTCTGTTCCATGGTCAGAAGCCTCCGGTGCGGGTGCTGTCGTTGCCCGAGATCGTCACGTAGCCGCCGCCGGCGCCGGCGCCCGACACCGTGATGTGCAGGTAGTCCCAGTAGCAGACGATGTTGGCCTGCGAGTCCAGGAACGAGTTGCCAGCGGCAGGCACGAGGGAGGCGACCGCGACCTGTTCGGCCGCCGACGCACCTTGCTTGCTCGAACCCTTGATCGTCACGGTCGCGCCGGCCGCGGCGTAGGCGGCCACGCTCATGCCGCCCTTCCAGCGGTTCAGGTGTTCCTGATCCGCGGTAGCACCAGCAGCGAAATTGATGGTCGCGGTCTTGGGAGTGCTCATGGCGTCGAGTCCTTCACTTCGTCGGTTGCTGCGGGGGCGCTGGTGGGGCCGACGAGGCGCTGGAGGCCGCCAAGGCGGCTCGCGAGGCCTGCCTTTGCAGCGTCCACCTCTGAATATCGCTGGGCGCACTCAGCGAGTAGTCGGTCGCCGTCGGCGGCGTAAGCAGCGAGGCCGGGATTCGCTGCGGATCCGGGCAGATCCCGACCACTGGCGATGACGTCGCGCAGCCGCTGAAGCTCAGCACGAGTCCCAGCAGCAGCACGCTCCAGAGCGATGCGATTGAGTTCCTGAGCATGATCGGCTTCCTCTGCCTTGGCGTTGAGCTTGTCGTTGGCGACCTTGACCTGCGCTTGCGCTTCAAGCACACGGGCGTTCTGCGCAGCCTGTTCCACTTCGTGGCCATGCTTGTCGCCAGCCCACCAGCAGCCGGCCAGCAGCGCCAGCACGGCCAGAGCACGCAGGGCCCAGATTTCGAGGGTGGGCAGCATGTCAGGCCTCCGGAGCGTCGACGATGTCGATCCAGACGCGCTCGCCCGCGCCCCAGGCGCTGTCCAGGCGCGCCAGCAGCGCCGTGAACGCCGCCACGCTGTGCCCGACCCCCTTCGGCTCGCGGTCCAGGCCCGGCAGCAGGCAGCCGTCGGTGTCGGCCGCGTCGTTGCCGGGGTGGATGCGGATGCCCTCGAAGCCGGGGACGGCCACCAGCAGCGGCAGCATCTTCTGGAACCGCGGCGAGAAGGTCTTGATCACCTCGTAGCGACCCAGCGGAATTGCGGTCTGGCCCGGCACTTTCGGCGCGCCAGCAGCACGCTGCGTGTCCTCGCAGACCCAGCAGAATTCCTCGCCGTCGACCGACAGGCGGCCGATCGTGCAGTCGCCATCGAGCTGGACGCGCTTCAGTTCGAGATCCATGACGTCTTCTCCGTGTCGGCCGGTGCGCCGTGGCGCCAGCGGTGCGAGCCCAGGCTCAGGAACACCTGCACGCTTACCGCGAGTGCGAGCAGCCCCCAGTTCGACGGCAGCATGAGCGCCGCGACCAGGCCGGCGCCGAGCGCCAGGTGCTGCACGAACACCTTGATCCGTGTCACACCCATGTGCATGTGACCGATGCGCACGATGACGCTGAGCAGCGCCGTGATGATCGACGTCGTGGCCACCGCCACGGCAAGGGTTTCGACGTTCATTGCTGCGTGCCCCCGAACTTCTTCCGCCACACGGCTGCGACAGCGTCGACGGACAGCTTGATCCAGTCCTCGCCGATGCCCGCGCATCCCATCGCGACCGGGAAGAACCACCAGCTCGTCGACTGCTGGAAACGCGCGGCGATCCAGGTCGCGATGGGCACGGTGCAGAAGGTCGTGGCAAGCCAGACGATCAGCACGAAGCCCACGGACTGCATCGCCGAGCACGGTGCTCGCCGGTACAGGCCCACGAACGCGCCGATCAGCGCGCCGGCGGAGATGACGGCATAGGCACTGGCCAACGGCAGCAGTTCCGGGCCGATGAACATGCCAAGGAACGCCGCCAGGAGGGCGACAGGAGAGAGATCGACGGGTGCAGCTGCGGGCACGATATGGTTCCTCGTTTTCAGTAAGTCCGCGGCCGACGGCGAACCGTGCCCGCGCCGAACGCGCGCGTGGCCCGCAGTGCCAGCCTCCCAACGCCGGTGTTGAACCGGTCCTCGTTTACCCCCGCTTGTCCGAGATCCGTGTAGTCCTTTTTTGGCGTGGCCTGCAGGCGCGACAGCGCGCCTTCTGCCAGCAGTTGGACATAGGGCGCCAGCACGCCCGGCAGCGTCGTGCCGCCCGGTTTGATCGTGAAGCCGACGCGCAGCACGATCGGTTGTGCGGTGTCGGTCTGCAGCGGCAGCACCGTCACCTGGTTTTCGTTCGGCAGAAACGCTACCGGCGACAGCAACACGCCATCCGAGCCGCCGTCGGCCCCATCGAAGAACGTGTCGGTGTCGTAGAAGCTCGGCTCGAGGCCGGCGTTCATCGCCTGTTCCTGCGTGTAGGTGCGCCGGCGCACGCCGTTGAGCGACCAGCCCCACAGCTTGCACACCTGCGAGTAGTTCGTCGGCTGCACGATGTCGAACGTGTCGTTGACGCCGTCCGGATAGAACGGAGCGAGCTGCACGTTCCACAGGCGCGTGCGGCGCAGGATCTTGTCCGCCGCGGTGACGATCTCGCGATCCATCGCCGCGTTCGTCACGCCTGGCGCGTGCGGCAGGATCCACGGATAGACCTGCGACGTCGGGAATTCGGCCGGCGCGGACATCAACCTGCCCCCATGACGTCAGGCAGGCCCTTCAGGTTCGGGCTCTTGCCGGTCTGCGCCTGCACCTGGGCGTTGAGCGACGCCACGAGCAGGTTGATGGCCTGCTGCACCATCGGTGGCTTGGCCACCGCGGTGTCCTTCAGGTTCATGCGTGCGAGGACGTACCAGAAGACGTCGTCGATGTTGGCGTCGTCGATCGACACCACCGTAGCGTTGCTGCCCACGAAATCGTAGACGCTCGTGGTGTCGTTTCCATCAGCGATCTTGGTCGGGTAGGCCGCGTACTCGACGCGCAGCCATTGCGACGTGTCGGTGGGCTTGGGCGTCACGTAGAAGACCGTCGGGTCGTTCTCGTTGACCATGTACGACACGACACTCGTGCCCGTCTTCGAGCGCCAGTCCGGATCGTCAGCATCCAGGCTCGTGCGGCTGGCCAGGCGCACGGCGCGGCCTTCGACCGTGCCCGCATTGGTCATGTTGCACTCGATGTCGAGCACCTGGCGGCCGTAGATTGTCGTCGGAGGCGTGCTGCCGTCGGCCGGCTGGCAGGCGCTGGCCTGGATCGTGGCGATGCTCTGGAACGACTTGGCCTGCAACTGCAAGGAGTCGATTCGCGTGCACGCGTCGGGCACGAACTTGCACACGGCGGTCATGCCGTCGTTGATCGCCATGACGATCTCCGACTCTTTGTACGTGACGTACTGCGGAGACGCGTCGTTCAGGGCGGTACAGATCCGCCAGACGAGATCCTTCGCCTTGGTCGTGGCGGCCATTTAGGCCTCCGCGTAGGCTTGGTCGTTGTACTGACGACGGATGACGATTTGGACCTGCTCGCGAACCTTCTCGTCCGACCAGCCTTCCATCTCGGAGCGCGAGAGGCCACGCTGCCAGGCGAAGTGCCGGAGCGCGGAGCCGTACAGGCGGTCCGGATTCTCGCGCTCGTGGGACGCCAGCAGCGACAGGTCTTGCTCGGGCTGCTGGGCGGGCGGGGGTGTCACCGGCGGCGGGGCCGGGGGCAGGATGGGGCGTTCACTCGGTTCGGGCGGCGTCGGAATCGACATCGCCTGCGCGATGAACGCGCGCACCGCTTCGTCGCTGGCGGGCGACGTCGCGGGCGCGGCGGCCACGGCCAGCGGCAGTTCGGCCGCCCGACGCGCCTTTTCGGCGTTCGAGGGCCGGCCCCGGCCGCGCTTGGCGGCCGGGCTGGGGATGGGCTTGGCGCGGCGCGACACGGTAGACCGATCAGGTCAGCATGCCCGGGTCGGCGAAGTACGTGACGCGCAGCCGGATGCGAGCCGCGGCTACCTGCGTCGCCGCAGCGGCGGTGATCTTCATGCCGATCGCGCGATCGGAGCTCGACGCGACCTGGCGCGCCATCGCGACCGCGGTGTTCGCGAGCGTGCCGCCGGCGCGCAGCGGAACGCCCGCGGCGCCCGGATTCAGGCCGTTGGACATCGTGCGCGAGGCCGACTGCAGGCCGGCCAGGTCGCCCGGGTAGCCCGTCAGGTAGTCCAGGTCGTACGTGATGGTCGGCGTGCCGTTGGAGTCGACCTGGTCGGACAGCACGGTGATCGCGTCGAGCACGTGGTAGGCGGGGATGCCCGGGAACTCGATGATGTCGCCGACGCCCAGGGCCGCGGCCGGCACCAGGAATTCGGCCATGTTGCTGATCAGTTCGCCGGCACGCGACGACTCGGTCAGCGGCTTGCGCGCCGCGACCGGCTTGGCTTGGTAGTAGTTGGGCATTTCGCCTGCTCCTGGTGGGGTCTGTCGGTTCTACCCGGGGGATCAGATGGTGTTGCCCGGCACCAGCGTGTAGGCGGTGTCCACGGCGATCAGGCCGTAGTCACGCGTCGCCGCGCCGCTGTTGGGGGCGTAGGCCACCTTGTCCACGCCCATCGTGAGCTTGAACGTGACCACCGATTCGTTGCCGCGGTCTTCCGATTCCTCGGCGAGCTCCAGCGCCATGCCGTCCTGCATGCCCTTGGAACCGTGCGCGACGGCCAGGCCGTTGGCGCCGCAGAACACGCTGCGCAGCGCGTTCACGTTGGCGCCGGCACCGTAGTCGGAGAACTTGGCCAGGACGTCGGCTTCGTCGACGATCGTGCCGTGCACGAAGCCGGCGCCGCCCTGGAACACCTCGGCTTCCTTGCCGATGTTGGCGATCAGCGCGCGCTGCATTTCGAACCAGCCCTGCGTGCCCGAGTCGCGGCGGATGTCTTCGACGCCTTCGGCCAGCGTCACCAGCACCCAGACCTTCTTGCCGTTGCGCAGCGTCTTTTGCATGCGCATCGCGCCGCCGTTCTGGACGCCACCGAAGAACGTGCGGGCCTTGGTCGCCAGCAGGGCGATCGTCTTGGTCTGCAGCAGGTCGGTCGCCAGCAGCGTGGCCTTGGCCTTGGTGCCGTCCGTGCCGTAGAAGATGTGGGCGGTGTCCGGGGCGCGCAGGGCGTTCGGGTAGCCCGCATAGCCGGCCTCGAGCTGCTGGAATTCGTTGCCGACGCCGCGCGCGCCGCAGGCAGCCGCCGCGAGGTATTCCTCGTAGAGCTCGCCGATGTAGTCGGTGAGGCGCATCCGGCCGATGCGCTTGAGGTTGGCACCCATGCGCTTGGCGTCCATGGCCGTGCCGCAGTTCACGCCCTGACGATGCGAGTTGATGCGCATCTTGTGCGTGGCGAAGTCCATCTTCATTTCGTTGCCGGCGAGCTTCTCGCCTTCACGAACGACGCGACCGCGCAGCTTGGCGGTCAGCGTGGTGGTGACTTCGTCGCCGGGGCCCGATTCGAGGTCGGTCTTGCGGATCACCAGGGCCGGGGAGCCCTCGGCGCCCATCCAGCGCGACCAGTACGAGTCGTTGATGCTGTCGTTCAGGACCGACAGCGTGTACGCCATCCGCTTGTGCGGGTCGGTCGGCAGGACGTTCGTGCGCATGATGCAACCTCACGGTTTGTCATGTCGCACATCCTGCGCAACGGGTGAATGCGCGGAGAGTATTTGAAAAACTCCTGCCGCGCAAGGGAAATTTAGTACGACGAGAGATTCGAGGTGTCGATTTTCACGTCGTCGGGCGCCTCCACGAGCACGCGGGCCTTTTTCCCGGATTTTTCGATGAGGCGGAACACGAC